TGGAAGATCCTAATGCTACTTATGAGGAAAGAAATAGAGCTATGAGTGGAGCAGGAATGCATGGTGGCCAAATGGTTAAACAAAATTGGGAAGATCAAAGAGGTCTTGCAGGAACGATTAATAAATGGCGACTGCAGTGGAAAGAAAAACAAAAATTAAAAGATGAAGCGGCAAAGGCACAAGCTCAAGGTGCAAATCCAGGCAGTTTCTATGTTCATGATACCCATGTTGAAGCAGCAATTAGAAATATGCCCCCACCAAAAGGTGGAACAGGAAAAGCAGGAGCTATAACAACAGCTTCAGCAGCTGAAACAGCTTCAGAAGGAGCAACTAATGGAGCAGCAGGTGGTGGAGGCTTCCTAAGCGGCTTATTCGGTGGAATGGGCGGCGGAGGCGGCATGGGCGGACTACTTAAGATGATTCTTAGTATGATACCTGGATTTGGAGCATTATTCTCTATGCTACCTATGGCAAGAGGCGGAGTTATCGGTGGTAAGATGCAAGGACTGGAAAAAGGCGGTATTGCTAGATACTCAGGCGGTGGAATTGCAAAACAACCTACTTATTTAGTGGGAGAAGGTAAAAAACACGAAGCAGTAGTACCTTTACCAGATAATAGAAGTATTCCTGTTACAATGCAAGGATCAGGAATGACAAATAATACAAGTATTACAGTTAATATGGGCGAAGGAACCGACGTTACTACAGATGGAGCTTCAGAATTAGGAGTCGTGTTACAGGCAGCAGTACAAGAAGAAATGGTCAGGCAACAAAGGCCTGGCGGCATACTAGCTAAACCGGGAGGAGGATAATGGCTATAGGATTTGATGTAGGTGGAAGTTTGGGAGTAGTAGTTCCAGACAAAGGCGTTAGTAGAAGCAATACTCCTAATGTTATAAAAGCACAGTTTGGTGATGGATATCAACAAAGAATTGCGCTTGGTATTAATAGTATTGCACAAGAATTTAGTGTTAGCTTTGCAAATAGAGCAAAAGCAGATATTGACGACATAGTAACTTTTTTTGAAAGTAAAAAAGGTGTAACTGCTTTTACTTATATTTCAGCGGACAGTAATTCTGGAAGTAGTGAAGAATCTGTAAAGGTAATATGTACTAAGTGGGATCAGACATGGAGTTATGGGGACTATTATAGTTTAACTGCAACCTTTGAACGAGTTTATGAATCATGACAGAACAATTATTAGTCAAAGATTTTCAGCAATTAGATCCTGGATCAGAACTAGTTCAATTATTTGAAATAGAATATTCTTTAGGAAATTTTATTTATGTTCACCCAGGTCTTGATGATGATTTAAGTACTTTACAGTTTAGAGATTATGATACTAATGCTACAGTTAGAACTTATACTGCAATTCCTATGATGATAGACGGTTTCGGGTCAAAAGCAGATGGAGCGATTTCTCGACCATCAATTACTATAGGTACAGCACAAACTACTTTTAGTGGAGCTATAGGAACAATTGATTATGATACTTTAGTAGGATTAAAAATAGTAAGAAGATTAACATTGAAAAAGTACTTATATGGAGAAACATCAGATGCCTCACCTCCAGTAGAGTTTCCTAGACAGGTTTGGTACATAGATAGAATAAAGAGTAGAAAGAAAACAGAAGTTACTTTTGAATGTACTTCTCCTTTTGATATTCAAGGTATAAAAATACCTGGTAGAGTTATTGTACCGAATAGATGTCCTTTTGTTTATCAAGGAGCAAGTACTCATGTAGATGAATGGAAAAGAACACATGAAGGGTGTACTTGGGATATAGAAGGTAAGCACAAAGCTGCTTATAGTCTTTCATTAACAGGAAAGTATGAGTATACAGTATATGTTAATACAGACGATGAGTATATAGTGCCAAGCACAACTTCTTTTACTACTTGGGCAAGTAATTTAACTCTTGCAGCTAATGGGTATTATAAAACAACCCAAACAGAAACAAGATTCAATGCGGCAGGGACAACTTCAACAGCAACAGTAACTAACTATTGGCAATCAGTAGGAGCAGGAGCAGCTGGTGGATATGGTACTCCTACAGATGCTAATTCTAACTTTATGCGAATTAGAGTTTATACTACTTATAATCATGGGACGGAATACTTTACATATACAACAGATAACTATAATGACTATGTACTTTTTACAGATAATGTATCAGGTTCTGCAACTAATGGGAAAACTTTATTATGGAAAGCGAGAGCTCCTAGTAAAAGTGTAGCGCCTACTTTTAACAGTTATTGGGAAAGAGGAGACGCTTGTAGTAAAACAACCGACGGTTGTAAAATGAGATTTGGGTTTAACCCAACAACAATAACTAGCAATAATTCTACAGGAGCTGCAAAACCTTCTACAGAAGCTATTATACCTTTTGGAGGCTTTCCAGGAGCGAAAGCATTTAGCTAATGTTGGAAATATTTGAGCATGCAGCAAAAGAAGCTCCTAGAGAGTGTTGTGGACTTATTGTTGGAACCGAAGAAAATAAAAAATATATTCCGTGTGAAAACCTATTTGAAGAAGAAGATGGATTTCAAATTGACCCATTAACTTTCAGCACTTATGAACTCACTTCGAATATTTTATATATAGTGCATAGTCACTACGAGGGAGATTGTACACCAAGTCAACTTGACATAAATACATGTAATGAAATTGGGATACCATACTTAATTGTATCGTACCCAGATAAGGATATTTATATATTAAAACCAGATGAACAGAAAAGTAATATTATTAGGTAGAATGGGCAAATTGTTCGGAAAAGAACATAAAGTCAAATGCAAAACTACACAGGAAGCTCTACATGCAATAGATTGTATGGTAGGCGGCCTACGTAAGTATATGATGGAATGTTCAGATCTCGGAATAGGTTTTACGATTCAAAGAGGTGGTGATATTATAGATGTATTTAAACCAGATTCAGAATTTAAAGAAGGAGAGATTGATAGATTCCAAGACAAATGGACTTGCGGAATGGAACTTGGAAACGATGATATAATTATTACTCCAATCCCAGCAGGAGCTAAAGGAATAGGAAAACTTATAATAGGTGTAATATTGGTAGTATTATCAATTTATTTCCCACCATTAGCTGGAGCTGCTGAAGGCTTCATGTATGCTTTGGCTCAAGGAATGTATGCAATGGGAATGATGTTAGCTATGCAGGGTATTATTGAAATGATGATGCCTGAAATGGGAGAAACCAAAGAAAATGATAACGCAGTATTTAAAGGTCCGATTAATAACACGAAATCGGGTATTCCTATCCCATTATGTTATGGAAAAATGCAAGTTGGAGGAGCTCCAATTAATTTCGGTTTTACACAAGGTAGATTAAGAAGGTCTCCGGGATATGACTTCGTATCTAATGAGAACAATAGTCTAAGCTATAGTTCTGGAACTGCAGGGGGTCAAATAGGTACTAATGTTATTGATATAAATGCAAACGTTAATTGGATTCTTCAAAATGTTAATAATGTAGGAAGTCAGTAATGGGTTGGCGAGAGGATATACTAGCAGAACTAGAAGACGCAGCTATAGGAGCTACGGCTGGACAGAATAACTATGATTATAGTGGTGGTCATTTAACCACTAGTATAAATCAAACAGCTGTAGTTTATGATATTTTATCAGAGGGGCCGATTGAAGGATTAGTAAATGGTACTAATAGTATTTATTTAAATGGTAATCCTGTACAAAGTGCAGAAAATCAAGATGCTCAAAGAATGCGTTATAGTAGAGATATCGGGTATAATGCAACTACAGGAGTTATAACAGATAACTTAGCATCAAATATGTTTGCAAACTTATCCACTCTCGATGGAACCAGAGAACTTATGGTTCTAGCAGGAAAGAAAAGAGTAGCAAGTAGTGTAAATACTGTTGCAGGAAGTAAAATAATTGAATCTGTAAATGTTAGTAATCTTGAATTTGAAGATTCTGATGTAGTAGATGATGGAACTTTTATGCTTACCCCTATGATAAGAATTGCAGGGGCAGGTAATCAGGGAGGAGAATATTCAGGAAGAATTGTAGGAATTGTTGATAAAGCAGAAACTGGAAATGTAGAAGGTCTTAAATGTATAGTAGATACTGCTCCAGCTAAAACAGTTAGTGCTGCAAATTGTTCTATTGATTTAATTGATACTGTTGCAAGTTACAGTGGAGCTACAGCTACACTAACTACTTCAGGTCAAGGAGTAACTACTGCTAATACGGCAGCCGTACTATCTATTCCTAAAGCAATAACTTTAACAGATGGTGAATACGGAAATGCTCCAACCTATAATTATAGTAATTTTGGATATGCTTTTAGAACAGGAACAAGAGACCAGCCTTACTTACCTACTCCCGGAGGAATAGGTAGTTCTTCTATTGCTCACAATCCTAATAAGAAAATAGATCAAACTAAAGTACATACTGGAACAAGTAATTGGAATAGTCAATTAGGAATTGATACTGATGTTTCTCCAGAACCTTCTAATACAACAGGACTAGTAGTTACTGCAAGTACTATGAGTGTTTCCGATCCCGGAGAGATTGATAGATTAAAAGTTACTCTTAGTCACCCAGCTTTAATAGCAAGAAAAAATGATGGAGGTCTTCATCATAGTCAAGTAGAATATAGAATAAGATTTGCTTATCATAAAACTAAAGCAGATGGT